GCATCGCGCAGGAGGGCCTGATCAAGATCATGGCCGAAGACCTCAAGGAAAAGAACCACGCTAACGCGTGAAACAAACAGGCCGAACCTGGCCTTTTGTTTTTCATTTTTAGGAGAACCCCTCATGTCCGACAAGTCCACCCCTATCATTCACCAGGCGTACGTGTACAAGTCCGGTCGAAAACTCGACACCGATCCAGAGTTCAGCGGGTCTTTCGCTGAGGTTCGCAACTGGCTCATCGACCACGTTCTCGAACCTGATTCCAGTACTCTTCGCGTTCACACGGGATCCAAAGACGATCGGGACTATATGATCGCTTGGAGCGTCAAGAAGTTCCTCGAGATGACGAATCCCGGGGCCGCTTACTTCAACCAACAGACTGGGCAGATCAACATTCCAAATGTAGCTCTCGCTACCAAGCCCACCAAAATCGTTGAAGATCTATTCATGCCCGATGAGAAAGTCAATCATCCCTCGCACTACAACAAGGGCAAGATCGAAGTCATCGAAGCGATCGAAGACTGGGGTCTAGGCTTCAGTCTCGGCAATGCGGTGAAGTATATTGCTCGAGCTGAGCACAAAGGCAACCCGATCGAGGACCTCGAGAAGGCGGCCTGGTATATCCGGCGAGAGATCACACGGCGACAGAATGATAAGTCGGAAGCCAAGCGAGTATTCGTATCCAAGCCATCGAAGCGTAAGATCGGAAAGTTCGATAATCAAGGGTGGGTGATAACCGATAGTCCGGGTCTCGATGATGAGACGTCGAACTATCTCACTCGTATGGTCGACTGGGCGAGAGAGCAGAAAGAGAAATACGGCAACGAGTATGGGATCACCATCGTGCTCGGTTCTAACGGAGTCAATATGTGGGGATCTTCCGACGTAAAGTACGGCGAGATCTGGGAGAAGATTCAGTGACCAATGAAATGGATGAGGCGTACTCATGAACGAGCTACATGGCGAACTGCGAATCAACACTGAGGCCGGGAACTGCGATCGGTTGTCGTACACGCAAGAAAGCCGAAGGACTATCGCAAGATGATCGAGGAAGCGCTGGCCAAGATGTGGGCGGAGGCGGGATCGGATGACTGAGCATCAGTGGAAGAAGGACAGCATCGGTAATGTCGACGAGATGGCCTGGGACTGCGACGACTATGAGAGTTCGGGCGGACATAATGGGCCTGAGTGCACAATATGCGGCTATGAGCCTTGCGTCATGTGCGTGAAGGTATACGCTAAGAAAGATGTCTACGACCCCGAGCAGTTCCCCTGCGCTGGTCCGCCACCCGAGGGTAAGGAATGGTATTTTCCCGGAGGGCCGGATTACTCTTCCGTGCCGAGAAAGGCGTGGTGATGAAAAGCGTACGCAACGACACTGAAGACCTGCAGATCATGCGGGCCCAGCACTGGGATGAGTCTGTCCAAGAACTCGACAGCATGACTGAGGGACTTACGCTGGAGTTTGCTCGACTGTATCTTCAAAACATGCAGAGAGCGATGATCGATTCGACCGCGGTCGTCACGGACGAAGAGGCCCGAGCGTTTCTCGAGAACATCGAAAGGAACGTCAAATTCGAGCGAACCATGATTGACTTCATGAAGACAATCGCTCAGCAAAATCCCTCCGAGTGTCGAGAAGTGATTCTGAATCCCGAGCATCTCTGGTGGATTCGGAAGAAGCATCAGCAGTACCAACTGCTGAAAATGTACACGGGAGCAAAGAAACTTCCCGGCGGCAAGAAGGCTACACCGAAGCTGTACGGTATTCCGATCGTTATCGACGAGTCTGTCGCAGAGCCGAGGTTCTGGTGAGCGACGAGGCGAAGATCGAGGTTTCGAAGAAGGATCTCGAGTTTCTGCTGGATCAAACTCGCGCCTTCTCTGGCACTTATGAGGGCGGAACCATAGACAAAAACGAGGCGGATATTCTTCGACGCGTAGCAGAGCTTTTGGGATTTGATCCCATCGAGTACACCCCTCTGAGTTTTACGCATGAATACCATCATGAGCCGGAGATCCAGGGGTACTCTCGTATGCGCCCCGACGGAACTTGGTACAGCCATGGGTTGTGCAAGCACTGCTACAAGGAAGAAGATCACGAAGTTCACAGGAGAGACGATGGACAAGGAAGTAGTACGTCGCGAGATTCGTGAGGCGCTGTTCCAGGAGCTCTCCAAGGTCTCGAAGGGAAAGAAGGTCGCAGCGGTTATTCTCGGTGCCGACAAACTCACGGACGTCGTGATGAAGCGTCTGGAGAGTTTGGATCCGACGGTGTTGGAGCGTCCGGGAACCGCGTTGCCGGATCTTACGCGGGAGAAGGTCAATGACGTACTATGACGAATGCGATCGACCATTTCCCGAAGCTCTTCAGAAGCTTCTCGACAAGCTAAAACGACTCGACGAGATAGAGTCGTCGCGTTATGTCGGTCTAGAACTGAAGGAACGGGGCGAACTTCGGTTCGCTCCTTCCACTCATAATAGAGTATCCGATCGTATATTCCCGCCGACGGAAGGAGAAGTGGTGGAAGACAAAGAATTCAAATTCGTCAAGCCCGAACACTTCGTAACTCCGGATTTCTCTCTGTCGGAGCAGGCCAAGGAGAAACTTCAAAGAGAACGTCCGATGTTCGAGTCGGTAAAGATCGAACATAACCCGCTCATCGATGACTACGTGATGTCAGTCACTGTAGCGGAGAACTCTCTGCTTGAGCAGAAGATCGAGGAAGCTCTTCAAGGCAGTAAGCATGGAGTACGAATCCTGCGACGGAGAGAGTTTGATCTAGCTCAGAATCGAATCATTCTAAGAACCTCTGTGGAAGTTCACGAGAGTGTTCCATACGGTCTGGTCTATGATATTCAGGAGGATTTATGAACCTCATCCGAGCATTCGTGTACTGGATCGGCCTAACGCCCAAGTTCGGGTCGATCTTTTACTCGCCGTCGCGACACTGGACGATGCGAGTGGGTAAGACCTTGTCGGGACAGCACCTGAGCAAGAAAGGGAAGTAGTGACAGTAGGATCCCGCAACCCCTCTAAGCTCACCGGTCGGCGGGTGGGCGTATGCGTGATCTGCAAGAAAAACATCACTCTGACAGATGAGTGGAAAAGAATCAGCTGGCCTGCAACAGGTCCGGCCCACATCCCCTGTGCTGAGGAGGGAAGATGGAAGAACTAGAAAAGGCCATCTTCGAGTCGTTCAATCGCGATACGAACAAAGCCGTCGAAGACGATCTACTTCGCGATCCCGCTGCACGACCGTACATCCCTCGAGAGGGGGAATACTGGATCGCCAGTGACGAGAACATGTACAAGGTCACGCGCATCGTGTGGAACCACAAGAAGCGTGAGGTTCGCGTTCAAGGCGAGGTGGTGGTTTTGGCGTATGTTCTGAATCGCCAAAAGTCTCCGATCTTCCAGGGAACGATACAGGAGGTCCTGAGGTGGATCAAGACGGGCAAGAATGAGCGACTCGTCGACGCTGTCTACGTGGATGCGCCGTACAACTACGCTTACGACAGGGAGCGGTTCTTCGTACTATTCGAGGAGGACTGATGGAGAAGTATCTGCTCCGTAGTCGTATCGGCCTCGTGGTCCTGGAAGGAACCAAGGATGAGATCCTCGACTGGATCGAGCGACACTCTGAGAGGGCGGAAGAGTGCTGGGTGCAATGTCGGATCGGTCGATGGCCATATCCTCTGTCAATCCAGGAGTTCCTCAGCAATAAGGATCGTTTGAGCGAGGGCGCTGCGCTGGGTTCTCGCCCTCGACTGAAGTTGAACGACAGACTCATACGACCCGAGTTCTAAGGAGGACTGATGTCGGAACAAGATCGCAAGGACCTCCTCTTGGCGCTCATTGACAAGCCCACGATCTACGTCAACGTGGAGATCGCCGAGGATCCGGAGCTTTGGAAGTGGGTTCAGAACGAGCTTAAGCTGTCGTACGGCGAGAACGCGCTCGAGTACGTGGAGTTCGTCGGCCCAAAACATCGAATTCAGCAATTCGATTCCGGATTCCCTTTCGCCTAAGGAGGTGACGTGGGTACTCGTATTCTGATCACAGGCTCTCAGCTGTGGGACGACTGGGACACGATTGTGAAGACTCTGGATGAGTACTCACATCACGATGACGTCACCATGGTCTCGGGGGCCTGTCCAGACGGTGCTGACGCCATGTGTGAGAACTACGCCGCGGAGCTCGGTTGGAAGGTCGAAAGACATCCTGCCGACTGGGACAGATACGGCAAGCGTGCGGGGTACGTACGCAATGCTGAGATGGTGAAGCTGGGTGCGGATTACTGCCTGGCATTCATCAAGGACGGTTCGCCGGGTTCCACCAACACCAAGAAACTTGCCGAAGACGCAGGGATCAAGACCTTCGAATTCAACCCCCGGCCTAAATTCAACGTCAACCTCTTCCCGCACCAAGAAGAGGCGCTGCAGCATCTGAGCAACGGTAAGATCCTTTGGGGCGGTGTCGGATCGGGCAAGTCGATTACTGCGGCTACGTACTACTGGCGGAAGGAGGCGCCACGAGATGTCTACGTCATCACCACGGCAAAGAAGCGCGACGACTTGGACTGGGAAGCCGAGTTCGTCAAGTACGGAGTTGGCACTGTACCGGGCGCTACTACCGCAGGCGTACTTAAGGTTGACAGCTGGAACAACATCCAAAAGTACGTCAACGTGCACGGGGCTTTCTTCATTTTCGATGAGCAAAGGTTGGTTGGCTCGGGAGTTTGGACCAAGGCTTTTCTTAAGATCGCCAAACGCAACCACTGGATCCTGCTTTCAGCTACACCTGGCGACACCTGGCTGGATTACATTCCCGTCTTCGTTGCCAACGGTTTCTACGAGAACCGAACCCAGTTCAAGCGAGAACATGTCGTATACAGCCCTTACTCGAAGTTCCCGAAAGTCGAGCGCTATGAAGGAACTGGAAAGCTCGTTAGGCTCCGGAACAACCTTCTCGTTCACATGCCTTACTTGCGGCAGACCACACGCCACGGTCACACGATCGATGTCGGGTATAACGAAGCGCTGTTCAAGAAGGTAGCCGAAGATCGATGGCATGTCTTCGAGGACAGACCCCTCCGCGATGCGGGCGAGTTGTTTCATGTGATGAGGAAGGTTGTCAACTCCGATCCTTCCAGACTCGCCGCGGTACAACAGTTAATGGGCCGACACCCGAAACTGATTGTGTTCTACAACTTCGACTTCGAGCTGGAAGCTCTGAGAACCCTGTCGGCATTCACAACGGTGGCGGAGTGGAACGGACACAAACATCAAGCGATCCCCAAAACGAAGGACTGGGTGTACCTAGTCCAGTACGTTGCTGGCGCTGAGGGATGGAACTGTGTCGAGACGAACGCTACCGCGTTCTACTCTCTGCCGTACTCGTATAAGAATTTCGAACAGGCTCATGGTAGGATCGATCGGCTCAACACGCCGTTTTCGAACCTACACTACTACTCCCTCATGACAAATTCGTTGATAGACCGCGCAATCGGCAAAGCGCTGAAAAACAAGGAGAACTTCAACGAGAATCGGTACATGCATACAAACATGAACAAATAGGGATGTGGTAGGATCAGATATATCATACTAGGGTAAAACGGACATTTGAAGGCTGTTTTGAGGCAGAACATCGATGATTCTGCCTCTGCCATGACAAAAATGACAAATTTGAGAGAAAAAACATCCCAGAAAAGCTTGTTGGGTATCTATTATATAGTATAAATAGATACCTATAGCAAATATTTTAAAAAGTTTTTGGGCAAAATTTTTGGTTTTTGTCATGGCAAGATCAACTTCCCCTCAAACCCCCTGTTCGAAGAAAGAAGTACCCCTCAATGGCAGTATGGCGTGGGATCGAACCGTTCCCAGGCTATTCGGTAAGTGATGAAGGCAACGTCCGCAACGATGCGACCGATCGACTGCTGAGAAGACCGATCAACGAACACGGCATCGTATACGTGGGCATCTCTCGAGACAATCGTCAGTACAAGCGATCGGTGGCGTCTCTCGTCACCCAAGCCTTTCTCCCTCGCCCCAAGCTGGATGCGTTTAACACACCCATCCATCTGAACGGAGATAAGACTGACGTTAGACTGGACAACCTTGATCTTCGTCCGCTCTGGTTTGCTCGAGCGTATCACCAGCAATTCCATCAACCGCGACGAGGCTTCCTTAGGCCTGTTGTGGAGATAAAAACAGGGGAGGTGTTCAAGAACTCTTGGGAAGCAGCGATCAAGTTCGGACTTCTCGATCGTGAGATTCTGATCGCGATGCTCAACGGCATGTATGTGTATCCGACGCTTCAAGTCTTCAAACCGCTTGGAGAATAGATACCCACACGCAGAAAAAACATGGGTTTTAATAGAAGGAGTAGAAACAAGCTTTTTTCACGCCCTTTTAGTTTCGTGAGGGGGTTCAAATGCTCGAATCCGAGTATCAGGCGAAACTGATCAAGAAGCTTCTTAGGAAGTTTCCTGGCTGCGTCGTCTTGAAAAACGATTCAGGCTACATCCAGGGTATCCCCGACCTCACGATTCTGTACAAGGACATGTGGGCTTTGCTTGAAGTGAAAGCCGCGTATAACGCGGCCGAGAGACCGAATCAAGCATACTACATCGGGAAACTCGGCGAGATGTCGTACGCGGCTTTCATCTACCCTGAGAATGAGAAGGAAATTCTCGATGCGCTTTCACGATCATTCAAAATTGTCGGGAATGCACGCGTTCTTGAGCGCAAGCAAACACCACTGGCTGGACTACGAAGACGACAAGCTCATCCGCGTCTTCAACGAGAGGATGACCGCAAAGAGAGGGACCGAACTCCACGCCTTCGCCAAAGAAGCGATTCGGTTAAAGATTCGGCAAATCGATAACGGTCTGACGCTCAACAGCTACATCAACGACGGTATCGGCTACCGTATGACGCCCGAAGTGCTTCTGCTGGCGACACCGAACTGCTTCGGAACCGCGGACACCATCTCGTTTGACGAACGAGATAATTTCTTGAGGATCCACGATCTCAAGAACGGCGTGAACGAAACGTCAATGGATCAGCTTCGGCTGTATGCTGGGATGTTCTGCATAGAATATGGCTACAGACCGAGAGACATCCAGATCGAACTTCGGATTTATCAAAACGATTCGGTGAAGATCGATGAGCCTACGGATCACGATATGACCTGGATCGTCGAACGAATCCGGCATGCCGATGCAATCATTGACGGATGTAAGAGGGAGCTGATGTGAATCACAGAAGCGGGCGTATCGTCGTAACTGAGGCCGAGTACCTTAGTTACCTTGCAGACGACCCCGACGGATTGGAGCACTACGGCATTCTTAAGAAGTCGGGTCGCTATCCGTGGGGGTCTGGCGAGGACGCCGCAACTCGAGGTCGAGACTTTCTCAGTGTTGTCGCTGACCTGAAGAAGAATAAGGGTCTGAGCGACATCGAAATCGCCAAGGGTTTTGGTCTGTATACCGAAGACGGAAGACCCTGGAATACTTCCGATCTACGCGCAGCCAAATCAGCGGCTCGAAATGCAGCTCTCCAGGCAGACATCGGTCGCGCACAAAGGCTCAAAGAAAAGGGTCTTTCGAACGTCAAAATCGGCGAAGCGATGGGGAAGAACGAATCACAGGTTCGTGCTCTTCTCGCACCCGGCAAGAAGGACAAGGTCGACGTTCTTCGCGCCACCGCAGACATGCTCAAAGAGCAGGTTGCTAAGAAAACGTATGTCGACGTAGGCTCTGGCGTCGAATACCACGTGCCGTTCGGCATCAGCGGCACCAAACTTGCAAATGCCGTCTCCATGCTGAAGCAGGAAGGATATGTGGTCCATCCTGTTCAGGTAGATCAGCTAGGCACCAACAACAAGACGATTGTCAAGGTACTTGCTCCTCCAGGGACTACGTATGGAGAAGTCAAGGCCAATCGCGATAAGATCCAGCAGGTCGGCGACTACTCGACCGATCATGGCCGAACCTGGACCAGTGTTCTCCCTCCGAAATCGATCGATTCTAAGCGTGTCGCCGTCAAGTACAAGGAAGAAGGCGGCGCGGATGCGGACGGTGTGATTTACGTTCGTCCGGGGGTGAAGGATCTGTCGCTCGGCGGAAATCTCTATGCTCAGGTGCGTATTGCTGTCGATGGTACGCACTATCTCAAGGGTATGGCGATGTACAAGGACGACCTCCCTGATGGGGTCGACCTGATGTTCAATACGAACAAGAGCAGCACTGGCAATAAGCTCGATGCGATGAAGGCCTTGAAGAGGGATAAAGACGGAAACGTCGATCCGCATCTTCCTTTCGGTTCCGTCATCAACCGTCAGATCACGCGAACTAAGCCTGATGGTACAGAAGAGCTTACGTCTGTGATGAACATCGTCAACGACGAAGCCACATGGGAGAAGTGGTCGCGAAACCTCTCTTCTCAGTTTCTCTCCAAGCAGTCGCCTACGCTGGCCAAGGGCCAGTTGGATATGACCTATGAGCGAAAGCGTGATGAGCTCGATCGAATCATCAAGCTTAACAATCCGGCCGTTCGAAGGCGCCTGCTAGAGGACTTTGCTGATGGTGTAGATGCTGCTGCAGTACATCTAAAGGCCGCGGCTCTCCCAGGTCAGAAAACACACGTCATTCTGCCTGTGAATTCCATGAAGCCCAACGAAATCTACGCTCCGAACTATCCTGATGGAACTCGGGTCGCTCTCGTTCGCTTCCCGCACGGCGGGAAGTTCGAAATTCCAGAACTCGTCGTCAACAGTAAGAATCCTGAAGCCAGAGGCCTGCTTGGCAACGCGCCAAATGCAGTAGGGATTCATAGCTCGGTCGCACAGAAGCTGTCTGGGGCAGACTTCGACGGCGACACCGTTCTGGTGATCCCCAACAACAAGGGACAGGTCAAGCACTCCCCTTCTCTAGAAGGACTGAAAGATTTCGACCCTCAGTCCAAGTACCCCAAGTATGAGGGTATGAAAGAGATGTCTGCCCGCGAAAAGGGGCAGCAGATGGGCATGGTGTCTAACCTCATCACCGACATGACCATCAAGGGTGCTACTACAGAAGAGCTTGCTCGAGCTGTTCGTCACAGCATGGTGGTTATTGATGCCGAAAAGCACAAGCTGAACTGGAAGCAGTCAGCAATTGACAACGGCATTCCGGCACTCATGAAGAAGTACCAGAGTAAGGGGAATCGTTCGGGCGGTGCGTCAACCCTAATCTCAAGGGCTAATTCCGATGAGCGAGTGCGCGAGCGTAAGCCAGGCTATAGGATCGACCCCTCTACAGGCAAGAAAGTCTTCATCGAAACCGGCCGTAACTGGCTTGATGCTGACGGAAAGCAAGTCTTTGCGACCACCAAATCTACCAAGCTTGCAGAAGCGGCGGATGCGCATAGTCTGTCTTCAGGAACCCTCATCGAGAAGATCTATGCGGATTACTCGAACAACATGAAGGCCCTTGGTGACAGTGCGAGAAAGGCTGTAGTCGAGACGAAGAGCACCCCTTACTCTTCGGCTGCAAGAACCGCCTATGCGAAACAAGTAGCCTCCTTAGAGGCTAAGTTGAATCTCGCACTTCGAAACGCCCCCCTAGAAAGACAAGCCCAGATCATTGGAAACGCCATCTACAAGCAACGTAAAGATGCGAATCCTGATATGGAAGAGTCTGAAAAGAAGAAGATTCGAGGTCTTGCTATACAGGAGGCTCGAATTAGGGTAGGTGCTAAGAAGCCCCGTATCGACATCGAAGATGACGAGTGGGATGCGATTCAGGCAGGCGCTATTACAAACAACATGTTGAGTAAGATCATCAACAATGCTGATTTGGAGCGTCTTAAGACTCTTGCTACGCCTAAGTCGATCACTACGATCACGGCTACGGCTAAGACGAGAGCGCAAACCATGTTGAGTCAAGGATACACCACCGCTGAGGTAGCAGAGGCTCTAGGTGTCTCTACTAGCACCCTCAATAAGGCTCTTAGTTAGGAGGATGGATGATTGAGTATCACCTTACAACAGTCGACAATCCATTCGATCCTTTCACGGAGTTCAAAGAATGGTTGTCCTTTGACCTCCGTCACAATTACAACACCCTAGAACTTCAGGATCGAGTCATTGTGACATCTGATGAGCTCTCTGAGGCTGATCAGATTGATGCGTATAATCAGGCGATCGATGAGATCGTTCGCCTGAACGTTTCAGGAGTTCATCGAAAGGTTTCGCGAGAGGTTCCCTGACATCTGGGGGATCTTTGAGGTACCGGGGGGAGGGGTCTCGCAAAATAGACCCC